GGATTATTTTGAGAAAAAGGATAAACTTGTCCATATAATCCAACACAATCGGTAGATGGTCGGTTAATATAAAGATTGCTAATAGTGAAGTTTCGGTGGTCGCAACTGCCTTCAAAAGCATTATTCTCGTCACCTATCGGTATAAACCCCGCGCCGCCGTTCCACCCGCTTGTTGCGCTTGCGTCGATATCGTTGCCGAGAATATAGCACGCCGACAGGTTATCTTTGATAGCCTGTAGTTCCTCGACGGTAGTGATGACATACGGGTCTAGTTGCGTTCCTGAGCCGTTCATCTAAGTAAGCCCCACATTGACATTTCGTCTGCTAACCTTCAGCAACTCTACCCTGATAACATTCGCAAGTTCCTGAGCGTTACCCATCATCGAGCCTTGCACTGTGACGGATACTGTGACGTTGCCACCGCCCGCGCCGCCCAACGGCGTTACGCTCGCGCCCGTAGGCATTGAGATAATCTCAGGGCCGCGCTCACCCACTATCGCCATGCCGCCAGTGGTAGCAATGCCGCCCTCTGCCAGCCGGGGAAGTGCGACCTCGTCTATATGAGAAATATTGAAGCCGAACGAGCCGCCGCCGAGCCATGAGGGAAGGCTGACGTGTATCTTGTCTATGCAGTCGATAACCCAGTTGATAGCCTTCACCCACACGTTAGCAAACCCCTCGGCTAAACCGACAAAGAAATTACAGAAGTCCTTGAAGGCTGTCTTTGCGCCTTCCCAAAGATTTCTGAACATATCGCCTATGAAGTCGAAAGCCTTTTTGAAGATAGTAATAAATACCTCACACCCTTGCTTGAATAAGTCCCAAAGAAATACAAACGCCGCCTTAACCTTATCGAAATGCTTTACAAGTTCGTAGATAACAACACCGAGAACCACAATGAGGGCGATGATCCACACCAACGGACACGCCCACATAGCAGCGTTCATGGCTATCTGTTTAACCATCTGAGCAAGCTCGGCGCTTCGGAGAAGTTGCAACCCTAGAATGACATTCGGAAGCACAAGCCCTATCGTGCCGAGGACAGTTATCATAGTGGCAAACGCTCCGAGACCAACGACGATAATGCCAGTCAACAACTTGTGATGCTCTGCGAAGTTGCCTATCGCAGAGATTATCGGGACAACGATGTCCACAAGGGCTTTTAAAGCAGGTAGAACAGTCGAGCCTATATTCTCCCCCATCTCCGCCATTTCATTCTTCATTATCTTCAATGGGTTGGCTGTGGCCTCCGCTGCCCCTGCTACCTTCTGTTGAATCTCAGCCTGGGCTAACGATGAATCGCCCGCCTTCGCCGCCGCTAACGCCTGGTCAGAGAGGACAATACCGAACCGCTTTAATTGAGCGACTACGCCGTCGTCTACCTTGCCTAGCATAGTTGCGGCTTGCGTTAAGTCCATGTTACCCATTGCCGCAAGGTCAAGAGCTGTCGGTAGTAATTGCAAGGCCTTGTTGTAATCGCCAGTGACGAATACCAGCTTTTGAAGGGCGTTTATCTGCTCATCTTTTGAATAGCTTGTTGTTCGGACTTGGGCTTCAATAACGCCGTCGATAGAGTCCTTCAAATCGTCGTAATTCCCGCCAGCGTTGCGGATTGTGATTGCCAGCCGTTCCTCTGACACATTAGTATTCTCGGCGGCGTTCACCATTAAGCCGAGCGCGGCGGTTATGGCTCCGCCCGCGACGACAGCTTGCGTTGAAAGCTCCTCAAGTTGCTGACCGCAATCCCTGAGCTTGCCCTCAAACGCATCAAGTTTCATTGACGCATCGTCTTTAAGCTGTAGGAGCAGGCTAAGTGTCGTGTCTGCCATTTAGTTCCTCTTTTGTGCGGATGATTCGGTTCTTATTAATGCTTCATCGGCATCATTAACCCATTTCGGCTCGGCCTGATATTGCCACCAAGTCAAGCCGAAGTCACGCCGTTTATGGTAACCCCTAATGTATTTGGCATCCTCCGGTGTTGTTTCTAATACACCATCCTTGCTCTGTAGCGCAAAGAAGTATTCGGGATGGATGCCGTCTTTTAGTTTTTTAGTATGGGCTTTGACTTGGAGTTAAGCTCGTTTATCTTGTTTAACACTGTCGTGCGGTAGGGGTTGCGGAGGTTGGAGATATTCTCTACCGTGACAGGCTCGGTGAACGACCACTTGACAACGCCTCTCTCAAGCAAAGCCAGCGCTCCGAGGTCGAAGTTGAAGTCAGGCTTGGTATCTACGGTCTTAATCTTGATCTGCTTGTTCGAGATGTAGTCCATGTCGGCTTGGGTAAACTCTGTCTTCACGTCTACCCATTGATCGTCGCCCACGTCTACCCGTGTGACCTCGTTCGCTTCGATGAAGTATTTACTCATAGGTTCCTCCTTTTATTCCGTCTAAGTTGTAAGGGCCTGTGTGACGCCGTTCTCAGCTACGAAGTGGACGGTCATTATTACGACATCCGTAGTCTTGACTGGCATATCGATTGACTTAATCCAGCATTCCCCCGTGTACTTCGGCAGGCCGGTTGTCGGTGCGCCCTTGCCAGCAGGGTAGAACTCGAATGACCGAGTCTGTGTATCGGTCTGGTACGTTCTGACCGCCTCGTATGCGCCCGTTGCCGCTATCGGGTTGCATACCATCTTGGCGGAAAACTCCTGCTTCTGTAGGCCGGGGAAGTGCTTGTGGCCTTGCGCTCCGCCCGTGGTGACATCGCCAAACTCGACCTCTCCCGGGAGCCCGGTGACTTCCATCGTGTCGGCGGAGTAGTCCGTCAGTGCGCCTCCTGCTGTGATGTCCAGCCAGAAGGCCAAATTCCTTCCATGTAAACGTGTTGCTGTGTTAGCTCCCATGTGTGCCTCCTATAGTCTTATTATCGCTATCGCCGCTGTGCAGGTGTAAGGCCCGCCGCCCGCGAATACGCCCTTTGCTTTCACATATTGCTTGACTGTTGTAATCGGTGTCAGCAACAGTCGCGAGTCAACCCTTGATGTTGTCGGAACGCCGGCAGTTGCAAAGTTGCCGAACGTCATTAGCTCGGTTTCCTCTCCCGCCCATAGGCCAGTAGTGGAATGGATTAACGAGAGAGTACAACCCGTGCCGCCTGTCTGCTCGAATACCTGGACAAACCCTATCGCGCCGTTAGTCGTAGCGCCGCCGTTGTCCATAGACGTGCCTGTCCAATCGGCTGTTTTCTGAGCCTTGACCATTGCGAGGAGTCCATTCTCGAAAGGATAGTTCTCTGCCTTGAACTTGGCATCGAGCCGGATAACGTCTGTCGTGATGGCCTTCGCCTCGAACCCGTTCAGCATGACGCCGTTGGCTGCGCTTACCGAATCCCCTACGACGACGGTATTCGCAGCGGCCCTGATTATCATTACGCCGTAAGTGGTAGCGGTCTGGAATAGCGTTGACAGTTGCGACGCGAGGTATCCTGAGATGGGGTTGAACAGCCCTTTGTAATCAAACTCTTCTTTAGTCAGCCCCGGATAGAATTGATGTCCTGTAGCGCCGAACGCTGTCACGTCAGCCAGCTCTATCTCTGACTTGGGATTGATCTCGTTCAAGTCGCCGCTAATGTCCAGCCCGTTAACGTAAACTCTGCAATTCCTACCGTGTAATATCGTCATGCTGCCCCCTATTGATACATCTCTAACTTGATCTTCCATCGGAGAGTCAAGAATATCGTGCCGTTTATCTCCATCGGCCCCCACTCGGAGTCGTTGCACCATATCGCCGCGAATGTCCCAGCGGTAGCGTCCGCCGCAAGAATTTTCGCGCGTACCGAGCTTGCGCCGGTAGGCAATGCGTAAGTGTCTAAGTATATCTGCGCCTCGTCTACGTTCGCTCTTGACGCGATTAGCACTCCCAAGAGATTGACCTGATACGATCCTGAGCCCGCCGTGTGTTGGTAGTTATAGGGCGGGTTGTCATAGACAAGGTAGAACGTGCCAGGATTCGGTGCGGCTGGCGCAACGTCGGAGACGTTAATAGCCGTGATAGTGCCAACCGACGCCGTGATTGCTTTCCTAATCTCTGCTATTGCCATTACGCACTCCAAGTATCTTCTAATGTTTTGCCGAAGGTTATCATTACGCCGCCGAGCCTATCATCACCCTTGACTTGCTCCGGCGCGGGGCCAAAGAACGGATACGCGGGAACGGCCTTGGGCGTTTTCATGTAATGGCCCCATGCCATTGTTTGCATGTGACCGAACTCCACATCGGGCGCATAATGAGGCTGTAGGGACGTGCCTACCCTGCCCAAGAGTGGGGTTAAAACCTCGCCCTTGATGGTTCCCCATAGCCTGCCTGTTCTACGGCGCGGGCCGGGGCGTTCGCCGGCGTTCTCTTTGACTTGGCGTTCTACTATCAGAACAGCGTCGCGCATGAGGTTGGGGTTGTTGCGGCACATCTCGGCACACTTCGCAACCTTCGCCTTTAGCTCGGCCTCGTTCTCCCAATAGACAAGGTTGCCTTCAAACATTAAATCGGATGCCTCTTGACGTGTTCGACGATTCGTTTTACATCGTCGTCCAGTCCGTGATATACAACCAGCGTGCCGAGTTCTGCGCTGCCGGACTTGGTTTGATATGCCGATTCGCGGCGCTTCCACCAGCGGATACATTGAATCATGGTTGCCTCTACCACAGCGCCATAGTAACGATAGAGATATATCGGCGTGCTGTGAGCGTGTGAGGCGGCGGTAGTTCCGTTCTCGCCGCGTGTGATCGTGACGGTTGTAGTTACGGCGGTAACGAAGCATTGCTCGGATTCGATCCTCAGTGTTTGCCCGGGAGAGAATAGGGCGGGTGTAGTAGGAGTGAACGACGTTGCACTAGCGATTATGCCCGTTGCGTCGGTTATCGTGTCGCCTATCAGCGAATAAGGTGCCGCGGTGTACAAATCGCCAAACCCGAACACGCCCGTCAACCTAATCCCCGCCCGCGTCGAGGGGAATGAATAGCCGCAATTCTGTGCGGTTTTCATGTAGGTCTTGGGATATTCGTTCAACGGATAGAATATTAAGTCGGTCGCAGGTGTCAGGTTTGTTTCGTATGTCCCGTCGCCGTCCATGTCCAAGTCTACCGCCGTCAACGAAAGGAAGTCCTCCGGCGATACTACCGTAGTCCCGCTGCCCTCGGCGTACTTAATCCCCTCGCGGCACTCGAAATACCTGTGACATTCGTGGTCAATCTCGTCCGACGTGTGCTGAATCAAGCCGAGAAAGTCAGCGTCATAGATTGTCTGCGTCAACGGTTGGAGGCGAGCTTTCAGTTGTGCAATTGTGATATAACTTTTCATTCTCTTACCTCGGCTATCTAACGGGGCTGATCTGGAACACGTGGTATAAATTTCGGGGGGATACCTTCCTTCCAGCCACACCAAGTACACGATAAACCGCGAAGTGTATCTATTAAAGTATACGCACATTGAGGGCAGATGATGCGGCGCTGCGGAACTTGGTATTTAACTTCTATGATGTAATCAAGGAGATTGTCCATTGCCATAAGCGGCCTCCTAACTGGCTGGCTTGACTTCTTT